TACGTCTTTTCCTTCTGATGGCTATGATGGTATTATCATTGAAAGGAATATTCCTCTTACTAGTATGTGCAGCCATCACCACCAAACTATTCGTGGTGTTGTCCATATTGGTTATATCGCGGGAGCCGAAGGACGAGTTATTGGACTTTCTAAACTTAACAGAATTGTTGAACACTTCGGACGTAGAGGAGCAATCCAAGAACAACTCACAGCAGCAATCCACCAAGGTGTAGACAAAGTATGTGAAGGAAACTTAGGTGTTATTGTTACAGTAGTTGCTACACACAATTGTGTAAGCTGTAGAGGTATTAAACACTCCGGTGCCGCTATGGTTACTACAAAAGCAACAGGTGCATTTAGAGATGACACAAACCAAGCTCGTAAAGAATTCTTTGACAGCTTAAAAATTAACAACGGAGGACATCAAATATAATAGCTATGGCATATTGGTTAGCAAAAGTAAAGGTCGAAGAGGAAACCTCTCGTGGTGCCGTTAGATGGACCACTGAGCAATTCCTTGTAAATGCAGAAAATGCAACAGACGCAGAAGTTAAATTAACTGAAGAATATTCTACATATCAAATGGAATGGTATGTAGATCAGTTAAAACAAATTAAAATAGTTAAAGTTATTGAATAATTATGAGTGAACAATTAGAATTATTTTTAGAAGTCCCATTCGTAACTGAAGTGGAGGAGTTCAACGCATTAATGAACAAACCTAACAACTATGAACCCACTATCCCAGAAAAAAAAGAATGGCAATTTGTATACGACTTCGTATTGGAAGAACTTGAGGAATATAGAGAAGCGTGTGAACGAGGTGACATCGTGGAAGTTTTGGATGCTTTGTGTGATATTACTTATGTTTCCCTTGGGAACGGTGTTATGCTACACGGCCTTAAAGACAAAATTTGGCCAGCCTATCAAGAGGTCCAAGCATCAAATTTATCAAAAGCTTGCTCAAATGAAGAAGAAGCCCAAGCAACTGTCGAACAACGCTCCAAAGAACAAGGTGAGGCCTGTCACTATGAAAAAGTTGGTGATAAATATATTGTTTACAGATCGCGTGACAGAAAGGTAATGAAATCAATTAATTATTTCCGCCCTGATCTTAAACAATTTTTTACTGAAAAAGAATTAAATGTGGATTAATTGGGAATTTTATAAAAAAATGAGTGACAGAGAAATTATGAATGCCAAATTTGGTATTTCTAACCAACCACAAATGAAAAATTTAGACCAAATGCCAGACCAAAAATGGCATCGTAAAATTTCATTTATAAAATCAGGAATTCGAATTGTTGGTTATGGGTTTATTCCTTTTAACCTTGTAACAGCCACAGTTTTACTTGTTATAAGTGAAGCTGTAGGCATAATTGAAGAATTAGTATGAAAAAATTTTTATATTTTAGCGCAGAATGGTGTGGACCTTGTAGAATGTTAGGTCCTGTAATGGAAGAATTAAATAACGAAGGTTATATAGTTCAGAAAATTGATGTCGATAACAACCCTGAGTTATCACAACAGTTTGGAGTTAGAAATATTCCCACAGTTATTTTAACAGTAGATAATGTAGATAGTGGGAGAAAAGTAGGAGCTAACCCCAAGCAAACATACATTGAAATGTATAACGCAGCTTAATGTATAAAAATTGTTATGTTCAAAGAGGTGATGAATGGAATCATTACCGAATACACTTATGGGAAGACAATGGATATTCAGTAGAGGAATTCCAAAATTATGGTTACCAGGAATGTTCTCCTCAACAAGCGACCCACAAGGGTCTAAAGGGAGAAAACTTAAGAAAAGTATTTAATTGGGATAGGGAGAATCCCCAAATGCACTATTCAGACCATACTAGAGGAAATATCCACACTAAGTTCTTAATTGACAAGTATGGAGACGACGACACACCTTCAGTTACACACAGAGAAGTATTTTTCGATATCGAGATTGAGATGGGGGGTGCCCTTACTCCAGAGTATATTAAACAAGCACCTAAACCAGTTACCTCAATTGCGTGGTGGGATCGTCAATTAGACGATTGGAAAATCATCATTGTAGATAAAGAAGGAAAACTTGAACATACCATTGACGGTCAAGGAAGAGAAGTAATCCCTGTAAAACGTGAGACAGATCTACTCGATGCCTTTATCCGATCCATGGAAGAAATCCAACCCGATATTTTAATTGGGTATAATAGTGACTATTTCGATATTCCATACCTCTATTATAGGATCAAGAATACAATGGGTGATCGCACTGTAAAGCGCTTATCTCCTATTAATATTATAGAAGAAAGACATTGGGACGAAGATATGCCTGTTCGCATTGCAGGGGTTACTTCCCTTGACTATATGCGTTTACACAAAAAATATAGTTTTAAAGATGAACCATCTTTTAAGTTAGATGCTTTAGGAGAAAAGTATGTTGGGCAAAAGAAAATCGAATACGAGGGTTCACTTGACAGATTATTTGCAGAAGACAAAGAAAAATTTATCGAATACAACTTTGTCGATGTTTTGATCCTTAAAAAGCTAGATGAAAAATTCAAGTATATTGATCTAACCAAAAACCTGGCTCACAAAGGAAAAGTATTATACGAAGAAGTATATCAGTCATCTCGTATCCACGATGGTGCAATCTCAAGCTGGTTGATTTCTGAAGGAATAGTTCCACCAAATAAGGACCTAAACCCACTTACAAAGAAAAATTATGCTGGAGGTTACCTATTCTGCCCTAAAACGGGCATTTACAACTATATGTTTGATGAGGACTTAACTTCACTGTATCCCTCAATTATCATGTCTCTCAACATTGGTAAAGAAACATACGTTGGTAGAGTATTAGATTTATTTGATGATAGGAATAATAGACTGGGTTTAAACGACTTAGAAGCTATGGTCGCCCAAGACCCCGAAGCTACTATTCCACTTGAAAATCTGCAACGTAAACAACAAAATATGCCCGTTAAGGATATAGTTGATAAAATTAAATTAAACAATCTAGCGATAACTGCAAATGGTGTTATGTTTAGAACAGATAAAAAATCTGCACTGTCTGTTATACTTGATACTTGGTTTGACGAAAGAGTCAAATACAAAAAGGCAATGAAAACAGCATATAAAAGTGGCAATAAAAAAGAAGGTGAATTAAACCACCTCAAACAATATACCATGAAGATTTTGCTGAACAGTTTGTATGGTGCAACCGCTTTACCAAGCTTCCGTTATGGCAGTGTTATCCTTTCAGAAGGCATCACACTTACAGGTCAGCGAATCATTCAAGAATCTGCTTTATTTGCTAATACCCATATGAATAAAGTACTTAGAAACGAAATTAAATTAGAACTATAATGGCATTAACCCCACAATCTATAAGAAATAACGTTCAAATTAAAATGAACGGCGAGTATGTTAGAAAAGAAAAAGTAATTTCTTTAAGTGAACTTTGGAATGAAAAACAAGTTTCGTATTTTAGGAAAATGGTTCAACAAGGAGGAGCTTTAAAAATTAATGGAGATAAATTCGAAATTGAAATCCAAGAAACCATTGTAAACTCTCGAGGAGATAAAGATGGAGGTATAATTACAATTCCAGGAGCAGACGAAAGATTTTAATAATGGGTAACCACGAAGAAATACCATGGTGGATCTGTAAAGCAGAAGATAAAAACTTCTGTACCTACGTTGATACTGACTCAAATTATTTTCATGCTGAACCCCTACTAAGGCACTTATACCCTGACTTTGATGAGATGGATGAAAACAAAAGAGACGATCTACTTGAAAAAATGGCCCTCAAATACCAGGACCTTATTACAGAATACTACGATACACTGGCCAGAGAAGCATTCAACATTCAAGAACATAGATTTGAAATGAAAACAGAGTGTACGATTCGTTCAGGCTTTTTCTCTGGTAAACGTAGATATGCTCAGTATATCACAAAGAAAGAAGGTATCGAAGTAGAAGATATTGATGTTAAGGGGCTTGATTTTATGAAATCAAATTTCCCACCTTTATTTAAAAAATTCTTTAACGAAATACTCAATAAAATCCTATTTGGAGCCACAAGAAACGAAATCGACCAGGAAATTCTAGAATTCAAAAATAGTCTGGATACCCTACCACTCGAATTACTTGGCAAACCAACAGGAGTTAAAGACATAAACAAATATGTTGAGCGTCCACCCGGTGCTGGAAATATATTTACTACGCTTAAAACAGGTGCTCCTGTAAATGTTAAAGCGGCTGTTCGCTACAACGATTTCCTTAAATTCAAAGGGTTAGATAAACAACATTCACAGATTGTTCAAGGTGATAAAATTAAATGGGTTTATTTAAAAGATAATCCTTATAAGATTGATACAATGGCGTTTCTAGACTTTGATTTCCCAGAGGAAATTCGTAAATTTATAGAGATGTATATTGATAGAGATAAAGCATTTGATTCAATCCTTAAAAACAAACTAGAATCATTTTATCAAGACCTCGATTGGGGTAACTTGACACTCAATACACACGTAAATAATTTTTTCTCATTCTAATGACAGATAAAAGAGTTATAGATAATTTTATTTCAAAGTACCACTTAGGAGGTACCATTGAAAGAATCAAATGGGTTTCAAATGGAGAATGCCTCAAAGCAGACTTCATTAATGATTCCCAAAATTTAGTAGGTAAAGTAAAAACCGATAATTTTAAATTCCCTGTTGGTGAATTTGGCATTTATAGTACTTCTACACTAAGTAAATTGTTAGGAATCCTTGAAAACGAGGTAATGTTCCAAGTAGAAAAAAACGCTAAATTCATTGTAGCAGATACAAATGTTGATGTTAAATTTAATTTAGCAGACCCCCAGGTTATTCCGAATGTTCCCTCTATTAAAGAAACTGAAGGTGACATTCATATGGATTTGGATGAAGAATTTACTACTAAATTCATTAAAGCAAAGGATGCAGTTGGTGAAGATGTATTTTATATTTCAACCCAAGAAGGATTTACTTCACCTGAAGTAAAATTTACTATTGGAAACAGCTCATCTAATTCAGTTTCTTTTGCAAATAAATCAACCAAGGGAGAAGAATTAAAAGATATCCCTTTTAATGCTGACATTGTTAAAGAAATATTTAAACACAATAAACGTTTCGAAACAGGTACTCTAAAAATAAATCCAAAAGGATTAATGACTTTTGCGTTTAAATTTGGAGACCTAGAGACTAGTTATTATCTTGTAAGAAATCAAAATCAATAAAAAATGGAAAATACCCCAATTACACCGTTGGCTGATCGTGTTCTGATCCAACCGATTGAAGCCGAAGAATCAACCTACGGGAACATTGTTGTTCCTGATATGGGTAAGGATCGTCCTGACTTTGGAAATGTACTTGCAGTTGGTCCAGGCCGTTACGACAATAATGGTAATTTGGTGCCTATGCGAGTAGAAGTAGGACAAAAAGTTATTATGCCTAAATACGGGGCTAATACCGTAGAAATCGAAGGTGAAGAGTATGTACTCGCCTCAGAATCAGAAATTTTAGGAGTTGTAAATCAATAAAATATGAGTAAAGTTATTAAATTTGGAGAAAATGGACGTGGTCAACTTCAAAGTGGAGTTAACCAACTTGCAGATGCAGTCGCAAGTACTCTCGGACCTTATGGCCGTAATGTGATTATCGGAAATACTATGGGTAATCCTCATTCAACCAAGGATGGTGTAACTGTAGCTAAAGAAGTTAACTTAGAGAACCCTATTGAAAATACAGGAGCTCAAGTTGTAAGACAAGCAGCAGTTAAAACTGGAGAACAAGCAGGTGACGGTACAACTACCGCTACTGTTTTGGCTCGTGAAATATATAATCAAGCACTTGAAGCCGTGAGTAATCGTTCTAATAATGCTATTGACATTAAAAGAGGAATTGACAAAGCAGTAAAAGATATTGTTGCTGTTCTAAAAGAAAAATCACAAGATATCTCAAATGAAGAGCAACTTAAACAAGTTGCAACTATTTCAGCAAACAACGATACTGAAATTGGTACTTTGATTGCTACTGCATTTGAAAAAGCAGGACGCGAAGGTGTTATCACAGTTGAAGAAAGCAAGACACATGAAACTACACTCGAAGTAGTTGAGGGCATGCAATTTGATCGTGGTTATAAGTCGCCATATTTTGTTACAGACAATGGTTCAATGACAGCACAACTTGACGAACCATATATCTTAATGTACGATGGGAAAATCAGCGCTGTAAAAGAATTGTTGCCAATTTTGGAAGCTGTTTCTCAGCAAAATAAATCACTCTTGATTGTTGCTGAAGACATTGACGGCGAAGCACTCGCTGCAATGATCGTTAACAAAATGAGAGGTATCTTAAAGTGCGCTGCTGTTAAAGCACCTGATTTCGGAGAGCGCCGTACAATGGTTCTTGAAGACATGGCTGCACTTACTGGTGGTACAGTTATTTCAAAGCAAAAAGGTATAAAGCTTGATAAGGTTACTTTCGACATGCTTGGAAATGCCCGTGGTGTTACAATCAATAAAGAAGAAACTACAATTGTTGATGGTGCAGGTACTGAAGAAGCAATTGGAGCACGCCTTGAGGAAATCAAGAGCCAAATTGACAAAGCAGAAAGCAGCTATGCTCGCGAACAGTTGCAACAGCGTCTTGGAAAATTGGCAGGTGGAGTTGCAGTAATCAACGTTGGGGGTCATACTGAAACCGAAATGAAGGAACGTAAAGACCGAGTTGACGATGCAGTTCACGCTGTAAAAGCAGCAATCGAAGAAGGTATCCTTCCAGGTGGTGGTCACGCTTTGTTGTGTGCTTCTTACCAAATTGAGAACGATACACTTAACGATGCACAAGAAATTGGCTACGAAATTATTCGTAAGGCAGCTCGCAAGCCATTCTACCAGATCCTTTCAAACGCAGGATACAATCACGAAGATTGTATTTGGTTAAGTCTTGAACTTAAGGATGACTTTGAACTTGGCTGGAATTTATCCACAGAAAATAAAGTCAATATGCTTATAGAAGGTATTATTGACCCAACTAAAGTTACACGTTGTGCTATTGAAAACGCTTCATCAGCAGCAAGTACATTGTTAACCACAGAATGTGTAATTGTTGATAAACTAGAAGACAAAGGTAATACACCTGAACAACCTATGTTCTAATGGATTTATTTGTAGAGAAATATAGACCCCAAGATCTTGATGGTTTTATTGGCGATCAAACTGTTCGCAATAAAATTCAAGAATATTTAAAGGAGGGTACTCTACAAAATTTGCTATTGTTTGGACCGGCGGGGACTGGAAAGACCTCGCTGGCCAAACTAATAGTAAAGCAGTTAGGTGCTGACCACCTCTATATCAACGCTTCAGACGAAAGAGGAATTGACACAATTAGAGACAAAATTGTTCCATTTGCCTCCAGTATTGGTTTTAATGGATTAAAAGTAGTAATATTAGATGAATCGGATTATCTCACAGCTCAAGCCCAAGCTACTCTTAGAAATGTTATTGAAACTTTTTCTAGCAGTTGCCGTTTTATTTTCACTTGCAATTATCTTGATCGTATTATTGCTCCCCTTCAGTCTCGTTGTATGGCTTTTGGGATTACCCCACCTTCTAAGAAAGAAGTTGGACAGCATGTATTACGGATCTGCGAAAGTGAAGGAATTGACTATACGAAGGAAGATCTGGGACAAATAATTCTTACCCATTATCCTGATATTAGAAAAATATTAAACACCCTTCAGGGTAGTTTAAAGAATAAAAAATTAGTACTAGATACTAAGTCCCTTAAAAATACTGACTTTGAAAATAAAATAGTAGAGGGTCTAAGAAACCAAATTAAAATCAACGATATCAGACAAATTATAGCTGATAGTGGTGCTACACAATTTGAATCACTATTTAGATGTTTGTATGACAATGTTGAAGAATATACTACAAATATAGGTGACGCAATTATTATTATAGCCCAATACCAATATGAATATGGGTTTGTAGTAGATAAAGAAATTTGCATTGCCGCAATGTTAAATAAATTATTAAAATTATGAGTAAAAATAGTCATTTACAAAGAAAAGAACAACTTGATGATTGGTATAGTTGGTTCAATAAAAAGTATAAACGTTTTGATAAAATCCGGTTTAAAAAACCTAGAAAAATCTAAAATATGGAACAGCAAAATTTTAATATTGATTTCTCCCAAACTACATCTGTAGTATGTGAAGAATGTGGTCATGAGCATTTTACTCAAGTAAATTTAATGCGTAAATTATCCCCAATGCTATCACCGACAGGACAACCCGCTTTAATTCCTATTCCTGTATTTGCTTGTGCAAAATGTAGTCATGTAAACGAAGAATTCCTTCCTAATGACACCCTTTGATTTTTTAAAATTAGTTCATAATAAACAAATTAGATGGGAAGATCTAAATGAGGATGAACAAAAAACATATAATACCTTTATAATTAATAAAGCACTAAGTTTTAATTCTGATTATTTAGATATTGTAAATAAGATTCAACACTATACTCCAAGACCTAAAGAATCATTTAAATATTATCAAAATATGACTAATAATAAATTTAGGTACAATAAGTGGATTAAAGGAACAAAAACAAGTAAATATAACAAAGGTTTAGTAGAAGTTATAAGTGTATATCTTGAGTGTTCGAATAAACAAGCTGAAGATTACTTAAATATTTTAGATAAAAAAGAAATCAAAGCATTACTTCAACACATTGGAATACAAGATAGTGAAGCTAAAAAATTAATGAAAAAATGATAGAATTTACCCCCGAAGATGATGCTGCAGTAAAATGGTGTGAAGAAAAATACCCTGAATTAACTGCAGAGTATAAAAAAATCATGATGGAACAATATGTTTTATTCTGTAAAAAACACCGAAACTATGGAACATCAAACATAAACGTAGGAACAAATCTTGAAACTGATAGCGACATTAAACTCGCACTCACAGGTTTATGGTTTAGAATAAATGATAAAATAAACCGCTTAAAAAACTTGGTTGTGCTGGGGGAACCTGATACAGTAGGTGAATCAGTAGAAGATACTCTTAAAGACCTTAGTGTGTACGGGATTATAGGCCAAATCGTACAACAAGGTAAATTTAAATGATTTTAGAAAATATAAATAACACTGTAGTTCCTGAAATGGATTGGGAAAAATATAAGATGGTTTCTTATACCCAATTCTCTGCTTGGAGTGAATGTCCTCATAAATGGAAGTTGATGTACATTGATAAAATGCGTCAACCACCAAATATTCACTTAGCGTTTGGGTCTGCAATGCACGAAACTCTTCAAGAGTACCTTGACTTAATGTACAATAAATCAATTAAAGCAGCTGACGAATTTCCTATTTATGAGGATTTTCAAGAGCGTTTTATGAAAATGTACGGCGATTACAAAGAACAAATTGGCGATAATTTTGCAACTAAAAAGGAACTATTGGAGTTTGTTAACGATGGTCTTAATATCATTGAATTCTTTATACAACGTCGCCAAATGCACTTTTCAAAACGTGGTACTAAATTGTTAGGTGTTGAAATGCCTATATTAACCCCACCCCATGAAAAACATCCAAATATTATGCTTTATGGCAAACTTGATTTGGTATTTTACGATGAAGACCTTCAAAAAGTAAGTATTTGGGATATCAAAACATCAACTAGAGGATGGACAAAATGGGATAAAGAAAACAAAATTAAAACCGCACAAATGGTATTATATAAGCGTTACTTTGCAGAGCAATATAATATCCCGGTTGATTCGATTGACTGCAAGTACTTCATTGTAAAGCGCAAAATACCCAAGGATCCTATGTATCCTGCAATGGCTTCACGTATTCAAACGTTTGAACCTTCATCAGGTAAGGTAACTATGAATCGTGTAACTAAGCAACTTCACGCATTTATTGAAGATTGTTTTGAAAACGATATGTATAAGATGAAGGAATATACTAAAAATCCTTCAGACAAAAACTGTAAATGGTGTCCTTTCAATGACAAACCTAACCTCTGTAATAAAAAACATTCAAGCTAGGTTATTTCCCTTTATTATAGCATTAAGCGCTTTATCTGTTTCAGCATCAGCTGCCTTTTATTCCGTTAGTGGATTAAGCAAGCTGTTTGCTGGAGCAGCTTTTGCTGTTATTGTAATGGCGGCTTCGCTTGAAATAGCAAAATTAGTAATAGCATCTCTACTTTATCAATATAGAGAAAAATTACCTCGTCTACTCAAATACTACTTATCTGTAGCTTGTTTCGTACTAATCCTTATAACAAGTATGGGTATCTATGGTTTTCTTTCTGCGGCATACCAAGAAACAGCAGCACTAGCTGGAAACATAGACGCCCAAATCGCCTTAATTGAAACTAAACGAGACAATATTAAGGAACAACTTGCGGTATACAGCGATGAAAAAGAAAGTATTAACGAGGCGGTGAAAGACCTGAGATCTGGCTTATCTAACAATGTAATACAGTATAAAGACAGGGAAACTGGCGAAATAATAACCACAACTTCATCGTCTACTAGAAGAGCATTAGAAAAACAACTTGACCAAGCAATTGAACGACAAACTGAAATTAACACTAGAGTAGATAATTTAAACCAACAACTATTCGATTATGAAACAGAAATTGTCGAAGTAACCAGTAATTCTAATATAGCAGGTGAACTTGGTCCACTTAAATATTTATCTGGTTTAACAGGCAAACCAATGGACCAAATCATTAACTGGTTACTGTTAGTTATTATATTTGTGTTTGACCCTCTTGCTATTGCACTTGTTATTGCAGCAAATTTTGCATTTGAACAGTTAAAACCTAAAAGAAAAGAAGTTATAGAAGAAGAATGGGATGAGGAACATGCTATGGATATGGTTTTAAACGATATGATTAGTAAGTTAGATGAAGAAGATCTTAAAGACATTGAAATGGAAACTAAAACAAATGTTTATGGGGAAGAAATAGAACAAAAATTAAAAATATTAGAACACCCCCGAGTAAAAGAAGCAATAAAACACGCTAAAAGGGCAGGGGAAATGTAATTTTCGTATATGTATAGATAAACATATACGACATGGCATTAAAACTTACATCCGTAAAATTAGAAGAAGGTTTATTTGAAGATTTTAAAGTCGCTTCAATTAGACAAAAGTTCAATCTCCAAAAATTAGTAAATAGAAGTATACATCTCTATTTAACTAATGAGGAATTCGCAAAAAGACTTCATACACATACTGACCTAACCATTAGCGGTAGCGGGTTATAAACAACAAAAAAGGTTTTTATTTAATGAAAAAAGGTTATATTCCTAAAGAGGAACGGAAAAAAATCCTCTTATTATGCGATGATATTCGCCTCCATAGTGGAATAGGCACTATGGCAAAAGAATTTGTGATAAACACAGCCCATCATTTTAATTGGGTAAATTTAGGTGCAGCAATTAAACACCCAGAACAGGGCAAAGCATTTGATTTAAGTCAACAGATTAACGAAATTACTGGGATTACTGATTCTGAAGTAAAAGTAATCCCGTGGGATGGATATGGTAATGATCAAATTGTTCGCCAATTAATGGAACAAGAAAAACCAGACGCCATTCTCCATTTTACAGACCCACGTTATTGGACTTGGCTCTATAGAATGGAAAAGGAAATTAGAACTAAGATTCCTATGATTTTCTACACTATTTGGGATGATTTACCTTACCCAATGTGGAATAGAGATTTTTATCGTTCAGACGATCTTCTCCTTTGTATCTCGAAACAAACTAAAAACTTGGTTAAGAATGTACTTAGAGACTACCCAAAAGAAGATTGGCAGGTACAATATGTTCCCCATGGTATAGATGAAAAGAAATTCTACCCTATAATTAATGATCTTGAATTTGAAACGTTTAAGGAAAAATTCTTTGAAGGTAAAGAATACGATTTTGTAGTATTTTGGAACAATCGAAATATCCGCCGTAAAAACCCAGGCGATGTAATTACTGCTTGGAGAATATTTACTGATCAACTTACCCAAGAACAAGCAGAACGCTGTATGTTAATTATGCATACCGATAAAGTTGATGGAAATGGTACTGATATACCTGCTGTTATTGAAGCTACTTGTGATCCTGAAAGAGCCAAAGTCAAATTTACTCACGGTAAATGCGATGAAAAAACCCTCAATTATTACTATAATTTAGCAGACGCACAGTTTATGATGACCGACAATGAAGGTTGGGGATTATCACTCACAGAAGGTATTATGGCGGGTAATATGGCTATTGCACCTGTTCAAGGTGGTATGCAAGACCAAATGCGCTTTGAAGACGAAAACGGTGATTGGATTAACTTTACAACTGAATTCCCTACAAATAGTAATGGTCAATATAAAAAACACGGTGAATGGGCAATTCCAATGTGGGCTAAAACACGTTCACTAAAAGGTTCGCCTCCTACCCCTTATATTTATGCTACTCAAGTAGATATTGAAGACGCTGGTTTAGCACTCTTAAAATGCTATAATTTAGGAAGAGAAGAAATTAGTCGTAGAGGCCTCAAAGGTAGAGAATGGTTACTTTCAGATGAAGCAAGAATGACTGCAGAAGGTATGGGTCAAAATTTTATAGATAATATTAATGTATTATTTGAAAATTGGACACCTGTAGAAAAGCATACTATAGAAAAAGTTGGTGAAGGGCACACCACATATAACCCAAACCCAGTCCAATATACCCCTGAATTTGAACAAAAATTAAAAGAAGTTTTAGCATGAAACCAACTTGTGTAGTTAGTTGTCCAATAGATACATTTAGCGGATATGGACACCGTTCGCGCGATTTTGTCCGCTCACTTATAGAAGCAAAAAGTAATGATTGGGATATTAAAATCCTCCCACAAATGTGGGGAAATACCCCTTGGGGATTCCTCGATAAAAACGATCCACTAAGATCACGTTTTGTGGGTCAATTAACCCAACAACCTGAAATTTGGATGCAAATCACTATCCCTAGTGAATTCCAAAAAGTAGGCAAATATAACGTTGGTGTAACCGCAGGTATTGAATCAACAGTACCACCCCCTGATTTTATTCAAGGTATGAATAATATGGACATAAACCTTGTATCTTCCCAATTTACTAAAGATACATTTAGTCAAATTCGAATTACACAGAATGATAAACAAGGAAACCCAGTAAAAGAAATTAGACTTGAAAAACCAATTGAAGTCTTATTTGAAGGTTTAGATACAGGAATATACTTTAAAAAATCAGGCAAATCAGGTTTACTTGACAACATAGACGAAAGCTTCTGTTTCTTATTTACAGGTCATTGGTTACCAGGTAATTTTGGTGAAGATAGAAAAAATGTAGCTACAATGATCAAAACATTTCTTGAAACCTTTAAAGGTAGAGGAGTTAAACCTGCATTACTTTTAAAGACCAACAAAGTAGATTATAGCTTACTAGATAAAGAAGAAATTCTTAAACACATTCGTGATATTCGAAATCAGTTTGATAATAAAGATAATCTTCCAAACATATACATTTTACATGGTGAATTTACAAATGAAGAACTTAATAAAATCAATAATGATCCAAAAATTAAAGCATTCGTTTCATTTACTAAAGGTGAAGGGTTTGGCCGCCCATTACTTGAACAAGCCATTACAGGTAAACCAGTAATTACAACTAATTGGAGTGGTCATACTGATTTTATTCGCCCAGAATATAACGTACTACTTGGTGGTGAATTAAAACCAATCCACAAATCAGCAGCTAATAAATGGTTACTTGAACAAGCCCAATGGTTTAATGTAAATACTGAAGTTGCCTCAAAAGCAATGAAAGATGTTTACAAACACTACAAAAAGTACATCGAAAACAGCCGTAAACAAACTAAATTCCTTAAAGAAAACTTTAGCCAAAATAAAATGACTGAAGTATTAAAAGGGTATATGGATCAAATTAATGTTGCTGTAAACGTACCATTACAAATGCCTAAACTACAACTTCCTAAACTTAAAAAGGTAGGTGAAGAAGCTAAACCAGAGTTACCTAAACTTAAACTTCCTAAATTGAAAAAAGTAGAATCATGAAAGAAGTACTAATAGACTGTCCTTGTTGTAATTCAAACGCTTGTTCAAAAAATGAAACTGATGATGGATTAGAATTATATCTCTGCTGGACATGTGGTATGTCTACAAATAGTGAACTAGTAGATGGTAGTGAATTAGAAATGCAAACATTTGAATCAACTGCCGAACTTATAAAAGATATAAAACAGGTGCATAATAATTTGGCTTGGTACCCTAAAGTTATTAATTTACCTGAAAAGGGAATGGTATTTCCTGAATGGAATAAAAGAGTAAAAGATTGGTACTGGGCAGCAGTTAAAGCAGTCCCTGTAACAGAAGAAGAAAAAGAAAAATACCCTGACCCCCAAAATCCAGGAGAATATTATGAATTTAGAATGGACATGAAACAAATTAAACGTTATGATAAAATGTGTTTTATGGATGCGGCTGAAGAAATAGGATTATTTGAATTTGATTAAGATATGAAAATAAGTTACGCTATACCAGTATGTAATGAATATAAAGAAATTAGATATCTCTTAAATTATTTGTTTAAACATAAACGAGAACAAGATGAAATCATAGTTCAATGTGATAAAGGAAATACTACACAAGATGTATATTTTACTTTACAAGATTTTGCTCATCTTTCTAATTTTAAAATAATCGAATTTGCGTTGAATAAAGATTTTGCAACATTTAAAAATAACTTAAAAGAACACTGTTCAGGGGATTATATTTTTCAGATTGATGCTGATGAATACCCGGATGATTACCTAATGGGTACTATTGAATCTGTAATTAAAATGAATGATAGTGTCGATATATTTTGGGTTCCCCGAATTAATAAAGTAAATGGCCTAACTAAAGAACACATCAATCAATGGAGGTGGAATGTTGACCAAGATGGTAGAGTAAATTTTCCAGATTATCAATGTAGAATTATGAAAAATGTTAAACGAATAAGATGGAAAAATAAAGTACATGAAACCTTAACAGGACATAAAACTGAATCTAAATTACCAGCAAATGATGAATTCTGTCTAATCCATATTAAGGATATAACTAGACAAGAAAA